CAACCGCACATTTGTAGATGTTGCTCCTCAATCGCAAGCCAAGATTGATGCTGCATCTAAAACCGATCAGCCCAATTTCGGGAACCCTGGGGACCAGTCATTTGCAACTGCCTTTGCTAAAAATTACGCCCAAGCAATATCCCGTGGTTTAGTTGAAGAAGATCGTGCGGTAAGGCCGGGTAACTTAGCTAGACTTAGTTCAGAGTCTGCAACTTCTGGATCTAATGAAAGCGATCCAAATACTGCTGGTAAGTTTCCAAATCAAGGAGTGAAATTAGTATGATTACGGGTACTGCAACTCGACTAGCTGGTAGAGCTCTCGGTGATTTTTTGAAATTAGCAACGACTGCCGGTGCTGCAACTGTTGAGAAAAAAGTTTTAGACCGTTTAGCTGGTAAAGCAGCAGAATCTGTAGATGCTCCAGGGTTGTTTGGTGTTGCAGCCCGTAATCCAGAGATGGTTGCAAAATTAGCTGGAGCAGCTGCACCAATTGCTGCTGCAGGTGGCATTGCTGCTGGCGCCGGACTTATTGGTAAAGCTTTACAGGGACAAGAAAATACATATGCACAGTCCCAATACACTCTTCCGCTGCGTCAACCAGCTACCCCTGTATCATTTGCAAATCAGCAATACACGCCAGGGATGTCGCCGATGACGAATCAAACTGTTGCTGAGGCCATGTTGGAGCAACAAAAGTTTCAACATCAGCTGCAATTAATTAATGCTCGTCAATCTGCCCAGCAGGGGGTTGGTATTGCTGGCCGTACGACTGGTGGTGGTTTAGATATAATGGGTTTATCACAGCAAGTATTTGCGCCCGTTCAATATTAAATTAATGGCTAGCTCTTCTTTTTTTGGATCTGCTGGTAGCAGGATGCCAAATACAAGCTGGAAAAATGTTTCTGAACCTATTTCGTCTGAAGGTGGCTTTTCTGGATCACCAGCATCTGGAAGCTTTGGCGCAAAGGATTTTTTGAAATCGTTCGCATCTGGCCTTGGAATGGATCCTGAATCAAAATATCGGCGACAAGGGGAATATGGCGGTTTTAATAAAGGATTTGGTGCTTACGGTGGTGAATGGAGCAAAGCAGGCGGCAGTCAAGTATTAGAAAATCTGGGTGTTGTTTATCCTCAACAATTAAGCCCTGTTTTTCTCCCAGGGCAAGAAGGTAAAAAGTCACAGTGGGGGTCAATTGGTGGCGCGTTATTAGGTGCTGCATCTGGGTTCATTCCAGGAGTTGGTCTTGCTGGTGCCTCCCTCGGCTCACAACTTGGTGGTGGTCTTGGCGGTGCGTTATTTGATTGATTTGCAAGCGTTAAAATAACAATCAAGAAGATACAAAATTATGGTTTTACCTCTTGCAGCTCTTCTGCCTGTTGCCGGTGCGGCAATTGGTGGTGTTACTGGCTATCGCCGTAGTGGCGGCGATTTAGGCGCCGCTGCACTTGGTGCTGGCCTCGGTGCCATGACCCCCGGTGGTTTCCGAATGGCCGGTCAAGCACTTGGCGCTGGCCTTCTCGGTCGTTCTGCTCTTGGTCAAGTTGCTCTCTCCAAGGCCGCCAAAGGTGTTGCTTTAAGCCAGGCTGACAAAGCACTGCTTGCCGCCCCAGCCGCAGCAGGCTTGGCCGCCGGTGGACTGGGTCTGATGGCTACCCCTGCTTTGGCTGGTAGCCCGGCTGCTGCTGTTGCTCAACCTGCGCAACGTGCTGCTGGTGCGGCCGGTGGGTTGGGGTTAGGTGCTATGCAACCTCAAGCAACCTATGAAACCGCTGGTGCCGTCCCTGGTGGACTGCCTGTTGGTGCTTCCCCTTACGGTACTGCCGCTGTTTTAGATCCCTCGGGTTCTTTTGGTGCTGGCCGTGCAGCACAACTGCTCGAAGGTGATGTGCAGCTTGCCAACATGCGCAAGATGATGCCTGAGCTGTTCAAGGCTGCCGAGGCACGCTCCAAAACTGAATTCCAGCGCCAAATGGCCGCAGCTGGTGTGCGTCAAAACATTTTGACTGCCGCCAACATGCTTGAGCGCAGTCAGCAAGCTGCCCAGCAAATGGGTCTTACTGCCGCCTCTCAAGCCGGTTCCGCATTAACCCAACAATACCAGTACAGCTGATATGGCCGAATCCTGGAGTGGTCCCGAGTCCCCCTTTTACCAGAAAGTCCCTGGCTTCGCTGTGGGTGCTCCCTTTCGGGGATCCGCTCCAGCTTATGGTAAAGAAAAAATTCAAAAGCTTCCGCAAGTTTCTATTCCGGCTACAGATTTTTCTAAAGTTCCTTTCCCGGTGATTGGAACTGATTTCTCCAGCGGTTTAAGAGACGTAAATATCCAAAGTCAAGTCGATTCCGCGATCCCCAAAATGGATCCGGAAGCTCAAAAATATCTGGATTTTTATAAAGCCATCAGCCCAATGCGGATGGCTGAGATGGAGCAGGCTGCTCAACTTTCTTCGCGTTTAACGCGTGAACAGCTGGCATCTCTGTATCCATATCTGAGTGCGGCTGGTGCGGAATCCACTGCTCGTAATTTGGCTGCCAGTAAATCTTTTCTGGCGACGAAAGAACAGATGCCAAGTAGCGTCCAGTCGATCATGGCTTCCAAGCAGGGGCAAATGCTCCAGGCTGCATCTGGTGAAGCCGAGCGCCAGCGTGCTACTGCAGCACAACAACAAGCAGCAAAGGATTTTGCCGGCCGTTTTGCTGGTCAATACATTCAGGTTGCCTGAAATAAACCGCGTTAAACTGAAAGCAGCGAGTCGTTAATTATGGGCGGATCACCACCACCTCCTCCTCCGACAATTGTTTATTCGCCACCGCCGCCTCCCCCGGCTGCTCCCACCCAGGTGCCGACTCAATCACTTCAGACGCAGACTGCGCTGAACGAAGTTAGTGGTGCTCAGCAGCGACTCAACATGGAGTTGGGCGCACAGCTGGACCGCACGAATGCGGAATTCTTTGCTGGTCAGGATATCCGGAGGACGCAAGCTGCTGGTTCTGAACAACGACTCAGTATTGCTGCTACCGGAGAGCAGGACCGCGCCACTACACTTGTTCGTGGTGAGCAGGAGCGCCTCGGAATTGCAGCCACTGGCACGGAGTATCGCCGTGGGTTGGAAACCGCTGGAAGCCAAGAGCGCCTTACTACCGAGACTCGAGGCCAACAAGAGCGCCTCAGCATTGCGGCTACTGGCACCGAACAGCGTGCAGGTATCCGTGAAACTGGTACTCAAGAGCGGGAAACTCAGAAAGAGCGTTTTGCTGGCGAAACCGGGTTAATCCGGACGACCGGTGAAGAGCAACGCTCAACCATCGGTAAGACCGGTGAAGAAACTCGAATGACAGACTTGCAGCAAGAGATGTTCCGGCGCTATAAAGAGCAAAGGGATTATCAGCAAGCTCAACAGCAGTATCGATCATGAAGGAATGGATTCAAGGTTTAACTGATAAAGACCGTGAATCCTTTCTTACATTCTGCAAACGGACAAACTCTCCAATCCAGATGTACCTGTATTCCCGATTCCTCGGGTTTACAGGAAGCATCGTAGAGTGCGATGAGTGGTCAAAGAAAGAATATAAAAAACGAGATTTTAACGGCTTACTGGAGATGGAGATTGACTCCATGCAGCAGGACATTGCCAAGCTGCGGGAAGCCATTGATATGGGGATGGTGAAGCAAGATATGGGTACTTCCCGTATCGCAATGATGCAAAAAGAACTGCGTGGCTCTATAAAACAGCTTAACGATGAAAAAATTCTTCTCGATAAGCAAGGTTTAATCCTTGCTGGCGCGGACCGAGCTCTGCGGGAGATGCTGTCTATCTTCCGTGACGATCCAATCGAAGGCCCACTTCAAGAAGCATCAATGGGTGTGTGGACCAAGATTCTGCAGGAAGAGTCTTAAAAATTAGTACGCTATGCTACGGGCATGGCAGGTACGAATCTTTACAGCGTTTATCGCCGCACGGCTAGGGCTGCAGCTCAGAAACGAGTTGTTAAGCATTCGTCCACCGTTGATGTAAATCGGGCTCGTACTGATTTTGGATATTTTTGTGAGGTTGTTGGTGATAAACCACCAGCCACTCACCACAAAGAGTGGCATAAATATCTATGCACTGGCGACGATAGCGAGTGCTTGGTTGGTATTGCTGGGCCAAACGTTGATATTCTTGCTCCTCGCGGTTCAGCAAAATCAACTGTGTTGGGTTTGTTTACTGCGTGGGCAATTGGCATTCACGCTCTAGCCAAAAAGCCTCTCAAAATCTTATACATTTCTTACACGGTTGACGTGGCGCGGCCTAAAAGTGCAGCCATCAAACGAATTATCGAAGAAAGTAAAACATACTCAGAGATTTTCCCGACCGTTAAGATTGCCAAAGGCATTAACTCTAACGAATACTGGAGTATTGATTGGAAGTTCGCAGGTATCAAATCAACAGGTGAAGAAGAGTTTACGGTTTGCTGTGCTGGCTTGAAGGGTGCTGTGACGTCGAAGCGCTCACACCTTTGTATTATCGATGACGCCATTAAGTCTGCGGATGATATTAAAAACCGAGACATCCGAGCAGCCATGGAAGATAACTGGAACTCAGTTATTGTTCCGACGATGTTTGAGGGTGGCCGCGCAATCTGTCTGGGAACTCGTTTCCGCCACGACGACATTCATAACAGCACCTTTACTCCAGCCAATGATTGGATTCAGATTGTCCAGTCTGCGATCACTGTTGATTCAGAGGGTGAAGAAATCTCATATTGGCCAGCACTTTGGTCTCTGGAGTATTTACAAGATCGTCGACGACAAGCCCCTATTGCCTTTAGTTTTCAGTATCAAAACCAAATTGTTCAGACTAGTGAGCTCTCCCTGTCTCCTGACTTAATTGTCAAGGGGACAATCGGAACTCAATTTGATTCGCTTGGAGTTGGCGTTGATCTCTCTGCTGGTATCCGGGAGCAAAACGATTACACGGTTTTTGTAATGGGTGGACGGGTCGGACAAAAAATACATATTATTGACTGCAAACGAATCCGGATCATGGGCAATCTAGAAAAACTAGAAGCCTTGATGGAAATGATGGAAGAATGGGGTGTTGTTCACAAAGACAACGATCGGTACTTTCCAACCGGTTCAAATATTGACATTTGGTCTGAGGCCGTTGCCTATCAGGCATCCCTGGAGGCGGACTTCAAACGTATCTGCTTGGGAGACCACGGTCTTTACAACATGAACTGGCACGCCATCAAGGGCTTCCGTGGTGATAAAGTTGCCCGTTTCCGGGGTATTATGGGCCTATTCGAACAGCGGAAGATTATTTTTAACAAGTATCGGCGGTTTGGCCCCCTTACCGATGAGATCGTAAACTTTGGCGTAAGCTCTCACGATGACTGCGTCGATGCTCTTGTCTGGCTTTGCAACGGCTTGATGACCAGAGGAAAGCTGGAGCTTGAATTTTAAATTTAGGAGTAAATAGGGATAAAGTATTTTGGACCTAAACTAGGAGAATCCCTTTCCAATGTCCACCAGCTACTACACTATTGAGCTTGAGCAGGACGCCTACGGCTCCGCAGTAATCCCTCTTCCTGACGAACTGTGCCACGATATGGGCCTTCAACCAAACGAACGTTTCGACGTCGAAGTTGAGGGGGACACAATTACACTCAAACGTATTGCTGCTGGCTACGATATTGAAGAATAATCTTGAAGTTATCTGACTCATGAGCGATAGTCCTAAATCAGCACTTGACGCTATCCTCAAGGCAGTTATCACTCGCGATGGTACTGGCCCCGCCGATACCATGCTGGTCAATGCCCACCTGTCACAGATGCGGATGTTTGGCATCCGTCAGGGCGTAGAGTTCTATCCGGCTCAAGATAATTTCGGAACGCAGCGTTTTGATTTCGTTCAGCAGGTCATCAAGTTCAACAAACTGGATGCTCGTCTGGATTCAATCTGGGATCGCTTCCTGACGTACGGCAAAGGCCTTTTTTATATCCGCCCCACCAAGAAGACGTATCGTCTGTACTGGTTTGACAAAGACTCCTATCGGACCTTTTATTCGCCGGAAGGTGACTTAGAAGAAGTCATCATCATCTACCCATACAAAGTTAAATCCAGCAAGGGCTTCCAGGGTGTTGGCCTGAGCACGGATAAACGATATATGCGTCTCCGGATTACTGCCACGGAGATTGAAGAGTTCCACAGCGAACAGGAAATTACCTTTGATATGCCGTCTTTGGAGTACGGCATCTTTGACAAAAAGACCGTTGTTAACACCATGGAGTTTATTCCATGCGTGGAGGTCTTTAATAATCCCGATGCTTTCGGTACCGACGGTAGCGGCGAGTTTGATTGGATGGCCAACCAGATCATCGCTCATGATGAGATGGTGAAGAATATCCGGGCAAACCTGTCGTTTTTCGGTAATCCCACACTTTTGTCGTCTCGTCCCAAACAAGATATTGTTGAGAGCGGGGATCAAGATGTTGCTCAACGCCCTAGTATTTCGAGTGAATCTGGTTTTAAGTCAGACTTCTTCTTGTCTAGCTCTACTTACAAACAAGACAACATAACTCGAAATCCACCCGGCTACATCGGACGCCCCGGTAGTGGCATGAGGGTGCCACGAGTGATCGCCAACCTGGAGCCTACGGATCGTGTCGGTTTTATTACGCCAAACGCAGTTAGTACTGATCAGGCTCGGTACTCCGAACAACTTC